GCAAAACACGATTAATCCTATCAACTCGTTGTTTAGTGTAATTCAATGCTGTCAAAACAACATCGAGTGCTCGATGACTTTAGACCAGTTTTTTGCTTCATTGGAAGCACAAGGAATGGTTATGGATCCTGCCTCTGGATTTCCCTTAGACCCCGACCAACCTGGAGCGGGCGGAGTAATTTATCAAGGAGTTGTTTGTGCGAGTGTCACCGTTATTTTCAAGAGCAGTACTGACGACGTTAAAGATTTACGAGTCAATTGGCCGTTTTTGATTAATTTCAACTCGTATGCAGATACTTCCGTTGGTTGTGGCACGGACATTGCAAATGTTTACCCGCATATATGGAAACTTCCTACTTATCTGTTGTCACTGTCAGAACCACAATCTGCTATAAATAACCGGTCAGACGCGTTTTTGACCACGGATATTGTCGATGAGTTCGGACTTGTTGTAGTCAATGCACCGCCAATTACACGTTACAATGTTGGAAAATATAGCAATTTAAGTTTAATTATTGCCCGGACAGTAGTAGATACCTCCGTTAATTTCCCAACTGGCATAGCAGGAGTTGCAAATGCATTTAGTTCTGATGGAACAAAAATTTGCGGGTTTTATGCCGATTCTCAACACGTCGAGCGCCCTATTGTATGGACCTCGGCTGGGATCGTAGATACCTCCGTTAATTTCCCAGCTGACACACGCGGAGCTGCATATGGATTTAGTTCTGATGGAACAAAAATTTGCGGGGTTTATGTCGATTCTCAAAACGTCGAGCGCCCTATTGTATGGACCTCGGCCGGGAACGTAGATACCTCCGTTATTTTCCCAACTGGCACAAGCGGAACTGCATATGGATTTAGTTCTAATGGACTAAAAATTTGCGGGGTTTATCTCATTAATAGTATCAACGTGAAACCTATTGTATGGACCTCGGACGGGAACGTAGATACCTCCGTTAGTTTCCCAACTGGCACATCTGGAAGTGCATTTGGATTTAGTTCTGATGGACTAAAAATTTGCGGGGTTTATCTCATTAATAGTATCAACGGGAAACCTATTGTATGGACCTCGGACGGGAACGTAGATACCTCCGTTAATTTCCCAACTGGCATAGCAGGAGTTGCAGTTGAATTTAGTTCTAATGGAACAATTTGCGGGGCTTATTTCGTTAATAATGGAACTTCAGACCCTATTCCACGCCCTATTGTATGGACCTCGTCTGGGTGCGTAGATCCCCTCGTTAATTTCCCGCCTAACACATCTGGATTTGCAACTGGATTTAGTTCTAATGGAACAAAAATTTGCGGGGTTTCCCGTTATAGTGAAACTCAACGCCCTATTGTATGGACCTCGGACTGAACAATATATCTTACTTAACTATAAAACGCAATTATTATTTAGAAGTATTTAATTCTTTATAACATTTCCACGAGATGTTATTTACTGGTTCAATTTTAGGGTTCTCTTCAACTTTTACCGAATTTTCTAGTTTTTTTCGATTTTCTCTCGCAACTATCTAAATATAAAGTTTTGACTATCTCTGCAACCCAGTGTTAATTACTTCAACGACAATGGTAAAATAAATTCTATCCAAGATAATTACGATACACCAGTATGTTTCAGAGAAGTTATTAGATAATAATCGAATTCGACTATTTATGCGGACAAATAATATTAATTAATCTATAGTTCTATCTTAATAATGTCACTTGAACTAAGAAAATTTAGTATGAAAGACATTAGTTTCAAACCAAATGAAAATAAAGGTCCTGTAGTAGTTCTGATAGGTAGAAGAGACACAGGTAAATCATATCTAGTTCGTGATTTATTATGGTATCACCAGGACATACCGATTGGAACTGTGATATCGGGCACAGAAGCCGGGAACGGATTTTATAGTTCGCATGTTCCCAAACTTTTTATTCACGACGAGTATAACGCAGTAATAATAGAAAATATTTTAAAACGTCAAAAAACTGTTCTTAAACAAATAAAAAAAGAAATGGAAACATACAAAAGAACAAATATAGACCCGAGGGCATTTGTAATATTAGATGATTGTTTATACGACGCCACTTGGACAAGAGATAAAATGATGCGACTGTTGTTTATGAACGGGAGACATTGGAAAATTATGCTAATAATTACGATGCAGTATCCACTTGGAATTCCTCCAAATTTAAGAACGAATATTGATTATGTGTTTATTCTAAGAGAGCCTTATATCGCCAACAGAAAACGTATATGGGAAAATTACGCGGGGATGTTTCCCACATTTGAATCGTTTTGTCAAGTAATGGACCAGTGCACAGAAAATTTCGAATGTCTAGTAATTAATAATAACGCCAAATCTAATAAATTGCAGGACCAGATTTTCTGGTATAAGGCCGAACACCACGCCGATTTTAAACTCGGGTCAAAAGAGTTCTGGGAATTATCGAAAGATTACAACTCGGACGACGGCGAAGAAGTGTATGACCCGGCAAATGTAAAAAAACGGGGACAGGGACCAAAAATTATGGTGAGAAAGAACAAATGGTAGGTAGGTTGTTAGAATATATGCGTTTTATATTTAGTCTAAATTTAAAATTATACAATATAATATAATATGACAGACCGAGAAATCTTAAATTTATTGTCTATTAAACAATTTACAGAGCTTCAGCAATCCCAAGTTATGCCAATTATCTTAAAATTTGGAGCACCTTGGTGTGGTCCGTGTAAAGCAATAAAACCGTTATGCGACCAGTGGTTTAAACTAACGCCTGGGTTTATTTACGTTGATATAAATATAGACAATGATAGCGAATTATTTATTGCTTTAAAATCCAAAAAAATGGTTAAATCTATTCCCACTTTATTATTTTACAGCAATAAAGTAAAAAGGGATGGTTGGTATATCCCAGACGATTCTGTTATAGGCGGAGATGTTAATCAAGTGTATGCATTTTTTGATAGATGTAATATGACCACAAAAAAGTTTTAAGGAGACGCATATCCACATTTAATAACATTTATCCGTCGGTTGAAAAATACTTCAATATTATATTCATAAACGACACAATTATTAAATTAATGAACGATGCGCCATACACGACGTATTTTGATGTAGCGCTATCTCCTCCACACGTCTGTTTCTGTAAAAGATAAAATAATGCAACTAACTGTATGATAATAAATAATGTACCAATCCACGAGAATTGGTTATACGACTCTGATAAATTACCCTGATTTATTTTTTTATAATATGTCATATTTATTCCCAAAAGCCATACTAAAATTATCAACGTTATTAGAGAAGGGAACGAATTAACTACCAACCCTTTTATAAATTCTACAATGTTATTGTCTAGAGTAGGTTTATTCGAAAGAAGAGCAAATGACAGAAATATTGCTGTAAAAATTGTGCCTACAATTACACCGTATCCCCATATGGAAGCATTTGCTGGACCACTGCTCCCGTCAGCAGTAGTATTACTATTAAAAAACAGTTTAATAATAACACCTACGAGCGAAAATCCTATTAAATTATTTGTAATATATGAATTTTTACATTGTATTGCCGACATTTATATATATAAATAAAATGTTTATTTCAACAAAGACATTAATAATGATATTCTTCCGTCTAAAACAAAAACTAAACTGGTAAGTTCTTTTATTTCAATGTCCAGATTTAAAACTCTATAAGAGTGTAACCATTTTTCGTTATACTCTTCTACTTCTTTTTTTATAAAATCTCTTAAATATTCTATCCTCCTAATCAACTCTTCTACATTGGCCTCACACATAAGCGAAATTTCGTCGTGCTTTATTTTACTGCATATAACATTGACCATATCAATCTTAAGGTCCATATCGAGTGATTTGAGTTTTGAATTAATATCGTTGATATGTTTGCTACTTTCCGAACCTCCGATTATAAACGACACACTATCGCACACAAAATTTATAGTATTTGATACGATTCTATTTATTATATTGCTTCCAAATAATGTCGCAAGACTTCCGCCTACCACGTATCCTAGCATCTATATTAATAATATATTTGTTTCTAAATATATTATTACATCGTAATATTAATATAATATTATCGCTCCCGGTTGGGATTGAACCAACAACCTCTCGGTTAACAGCCGAACGCGCTAGCCAATTGCGCCACGAGAGCTATATTTTATTTAAACAAAGACTTGTAAAATAAATTATTTATTTTATATTTATTTTATTATTAATATTCATATTAAAATTAGTTTATGCGGTTGGAAGTGCGACCGCGACCACCGCCTTGGTAAAATGAGGACTCATATATCGCTGGAGATTGAAGTATGTAAGACTTTCCCCTTCGGGGATTTTCAACAAGGTCTTCATCTTTGCATCGGCGTTAATGATTCGTCCATTTTCTTTATCTTGAAGATTATTTGCCCGAATGTATGCGTTAATTTCTCGGGTTACTTCGGTTCGCGCCATCTGTACGCCCGGTTGCTTTCCCAAAAACAAAGCAAGTTCTTGTGTGATAGTTGTAGGTTTAACAAATCCGCTTGGTGCACGATTAACATTCTTATTCTTTCGGCGAATAGACGCTTTCGCAATATTCTTCATATCACGATTTGCTTTCTTTTCAAGAACCTTAAAATCGGTCTTAAGTTTAGAGACCAAATTTCCTAAAAGTTGCAATTTTGCAACAAAATCAGAGAATTCGGTATTTTGCAGAACTTCAACTGATTGTAGAACAGGTTCTGGAACAACAACTGCGCTCAAAACTTCAACCTTTACGGTTTGAGCAGACTTAGGTTTAGATGAACCCTTCTCGACCTTTGCACGCTTTTCTTGCACTTGTGCTGGTGCTTGCACTTGCACTTCTTCAACTACTACCGGAGCCTTCTTAGACTTAACCTTTGGGGTTTGTGGTTGGGTAACATTTGCGCTTGTAGTCGATTTCACAGTTTCAGATTTAGTTCGTTGCATCCTAATACTATATAATAGTATTTCTTTTTAAGTTATTTTACGCAATAATGTATCATATAATAGGTATCAATTTAAATATTATTTTAAGATTAATTTATATAATTTTTCCTTAATTATATGAATTACTAAATTATATGGCGACTAATCGCATAGTATTAGAGCATTAATTTATTGTGATTATGCTCTTGCGGCAGCACTAGCTTGCGATGCGGCGGCACCGGCAGCCCGAGCAGCAGCAGCCGCCGCACTAGCGGCTTTACCGGCGGCAGCAGATGCGGCAGCAGATCTTCCAGCGGCAGCAGATCTTCCTGCGGCCTTACCTGCGGCAGCAGCTCTTCCTGCGGCCTTACCTGCAGCCTTGCCTGCAGCGGCAGCGGCACTTGCTGCTTTACCGGCGGCTCTACTTGCAGAGCGGGCGGCAGCAGAAACAACGCGACCTCTAGTTCGATTCTTTTTGGTACCCTTTCTGTTTCTTCTAGTTCGTTTTGTCATAGCCATTATATATTTACAAAACAAAATAATTTTTAATTATTTAATTAAATTAATTAAATAATCTAAACTAAATATCTAAATAAACTAAATATCTAAATAAACTAAATATCTAAATAAACTAAATATCTAAATAAACTAAATATCTAAATAAACTAAATATCTAAATAAACTAAATATCTAAATAAACTATATTTTCTCGAATATTACCAGATAGTGTCAGTGTTTTCCCACCACATACCATCGCCCTTTTTAATGTCAAATACTAGTCGGAACAACGCTAATCTAGATAATGGACAATTACATCTATATTTCTCTAAAGGATGTGGGTTCATTTTTAATTGTGCTGCTAAAGCTGCTTTATAAATTTTCTGCTTTCCTTGTTCTGCTATATACGCGTATAATCCTTCAATTTTAGCATGGTTTATTAAATCAGAATCATCCGGGAATACTTGTACATGTAATAAATATTCTTCGACAAGCGACATTCCAGAAATGTCTGCTAAATCTTCACCCACTCCGATAGTTGCGTCAAATATTATTCCGTCGCGTTTAGCAAAAGTCTCGTACTGTTTTACAACATTATCAATTTTTGCTTGATACAACTTTCTGTCTTTTGGTGTCCACCAATTATTTAAATTTCCATTTAAATCAAACATACTTCCACTATTATCTAACGAATGACTTAATTCATGACCTAGAGTATATCCTATAAACGCTAAATTGTATTCAATATTTCTAGTCAAATCAATAAATGGAGGTTGAAGATACGCTAGAGGAACATAGATAGTGTTGCTTGTTGGTCTATAATACGCATTTACCATATATGGTTGCGTGCCTACAAGTTTCATTTCTTGCCAATCAATTTGGGGAACATCTATAACGCCGTGTCCATCCAATTCTATGAATTTAGAAGTTTTCCACCTAGATAATGTACTCATATTATACCAAGGATCATCTGCTTTATAATCAATCGACGGGTCATATCGCATATTCGGTTCTTTGCCTACAACGAAAACTATTTTTTTAAGTTTTTCGATTGCGTAATTTCTAGTCGTCGTGGTAAGCCAAGTGTTTCTTTTTAGTTTTTTAATAAACGTAGTTCTAATACCATCTGCAAGCGATTCTACGTAACTTATGTAAAGCGGATTATAGTTATATTTAAAATACTCCGCAGTTAAAAATGTATTGAAAGTTAAAGATAATGCAAAAATTGGATATATATCATCCGGGGTAATTATAGGTTGTCCTTCTAGCGTTTTTTTATAAAAATCGTAATAAATTTTTCTATATG